TATGTCTGATCCACAAGAAGAACCTGAATTTATTAAACCATATTTTGGTTTGAGAATGTTTCCTGTATGGCACATTGGATCTAATTTTTTACACGAAATTGCCAAAACATGGTATTCATATTTGTTAGATAAAGGTGTTAAGTTTGAATGGGAAACTGAAGTAGATATTATTGAATTTGCAAATAATAAAGTTCATTTCTTTAGAAAATGGCATTTTGAACCACAGATGGAATGGATTTCATATGATGAATTAATATTTGCAGTAGGCAAATCAGGTATTGATTTTGCTCAAAAATTGGCTGATGATTATCAATTACCAACTGAAGCCAAATCAGTACAAATTGGTGTTCGATTTGAAGCACCACAAAAATACTTCCAAAAACTAATTGATGTATCTTATGACTTTAAGTTATATCAAAAGTTTGATAACGTATCTCTAAGATCATTCTGCACGAATAATAATGCTGCTTATGTAGCAGTAGAAGAAACATATGGTGATGTTAGTTATAATGGTCACGCTAAGAAAGGTGAAGAATTTAGAAATGATATGACTAACTTTGGTATCTTAATGGAAATTAAGGGTATTGAAGATCCATTTAAGTGGAGTAGAGATGTAGTATCAAAATTACAAGTTAATGGAAAAGGATTATATTATTCTCCCAACCGTACTCGCACCCCAGGATTAACATCCGAAGGAACAACTGTGGCTGCTTATCCAGTTGATACTTTAGTTAGGTTTTATGAAGTATTAGGAGAATATGCTACCTACATTCATGATTTTGTACTATCAATGGATAAAGTATTTGAATTTGGTGATGATTGGGGTATGTATATGCCTGAAGTAAAGTACTTATCACCTGAACCACTAGTAAACTACGATGACTTATCATTAACAGAATACCCAAATGTACACTTTGCTGGTGATGCTCTATCAGCTAGAGGTATTACAGTATCAGGAGCACACGGAATTTATATTGCAGAAAATTTAATAAAATAAAAATGTCAGAAACTAAAAAACTAAAAACAGCAGACGGAACAATAGTATACTACTTAGATGGTAAAATGCATAATTTTGATGGTCCCGCTTATTTGCCTCAAGGCAATAAACGCGCAGCTGAATATTATGTGTTCGGAGTTAAATTTACTAAAGATCAGTTTGATAATATTAAAAAGGATAATAACGGTGTTCCGTTCTACAAAACAGCAGCTGGTAAAGCAGCAGGTGCTAGAGTTTAAGCAAAATAAAAATTATACATTTATTGTATGAGTAGAGGAAGACCAGCAGTAATAGAAACAGTAGAGCCACCACGTAAATATACTCGTGTATTTGAAGATGAACTTATCATTGAAACGTGGACATATGATTTAAATAAATTTCATGGTCCTATTAACGTTGATATTAAGTATAAAGCAGGTGCTGAAAAAGCTATTAAGCAACAAATAAAGCAAGCTAAGCAGGAAAAAAAGACAGCACGTCAAATGAAAAAAATAAACGAGAAGAATGACGCCAAAAGAATTTAAAGACAAACATAAGTACTACTTAACAGTAGGTAAACTAAAAGAATACTTAACAGAATACCCAGATGATGCTTTAGTAGTAGCCCAAAGAGTAGAAGATAGATACTATGAAGGTGTAGATATAAGTGGAATGACAGGTACGTTACCAGATGGAACAAGCGGAACATTACCACCAGGAAGTAAAGCAACTGGATGGGAAACTTTAAAGAAACCAGACCCTATGTTTAAAGATCATGAGATTGAATATTCAGCAGTATGGAGTCCTGTTTTATATAGAGATGATAAAGAATGTTTTTATTTAGATTTACATTATTAAAAAATTATTATGAGAATAGGATTAGCAGGTACAATGAGTGTAGGTAAAACTACATTAGCAAAAGCATTAGGTGAAATTGATCAATTTAAAGATCATAGTGTATACACTGAACGTAGCAAATATTTACGCGATTTAGGTATTCCATTGAATACTGATTCTACATTACCAGGTCAGTTTGTATTTTTAGCTGAACGCGCTAGTGAATTATTACAACCAAATATTATTACAGATAGAACAATATGGGATGTATGTGCATTTACATTAGGTTCTAAATCAATAGAAGAATTTGCAAAGCGCGCATTTGTTGATGCTGCTATGTTTTTACGTAACAATTATGATTTAGTTGTTTATGTATCACCACGTGGCGTTAGCATGGAGGATAATGGTGTACGTGAAACTGATTTACAGTATAGACGTAAAATTGATGAAGTTATTAAATTATCATTAGTTGAATACAGACCAAATAAATTAATTGAGGTAGAAGGTACAACTGAGGAACGTATCGCTACAATTTTACAAAATCTATAATATTTATATGCACAACAATAACAAAATGAAAGTAACAGAACTACAAGAAATTATCCGTAACGTTATTAAAGAGGCATTAACTGAAGATCAAGCCGCTGACAAAGCAGCACAAGACGCTGAGAAAGCATCTGTACAGAAGCAAATAGCTGCCCTCAATAAAAAGAAATCAGAATTAAATACAAATAAACCATCTACAGAAGATAAACCAGCACAAGATGCTGAAAGGCTTGCTGTAGATAAAAAACTTCAAACTTTAAATAAAAAAACACAAAAATTAAATAAACCAGGTATTTCATCACTTGAATTAGATGAAATGGCAAACGTATCAGTACGTTATCAATTAGCTGGTGATGTTAATGCTGATGATTTTAAGGGTAAGAAAAATAGAATTATCACTGCTATGAAAGCTACAGGCGAACCTATGGCAAAAATTGACGTAGCTGGTGAATTAGGATATGATAAACAAAATCCAATCAACTCTGATTTCATGGAACTTGTAGCTTCCGGTGTTATTGAACCAGCAGGTGAACAAAAAGCTCCACGTCTATCTCGTCCTGCATCTGAACCAACAAAAGGTGGTGATGGCGAAGATGGTTTTGTTGCTGGTGATTTAAGCGATGAAGAAGTAGATGCTATGTTTGCTAAAGCAAAAGCATCAGGTGATGATGAACCAGAAATTGGCGATATTGAAAAGGCAGATGTATCTGCTGCTAAAATGTCAGATGCTGATTATGAAGCATTTATGAAAGTTTCTGATTTAGAAAACCGTTTAGCTGCTACTAAATCTAATATTTTGAAATTAAAGAAATCAAAAGCAGCTGCAGGTGATATTAGCGATAAACCATCAGATGAATTATTACGTTTACGTGATTTAAAAGCATCATTAGAAAAACGTATTGGTGATACTGTTGCTTCTTCTAAATATTTACAACAACGTCAAGAAAAGGCTACAGGTAAGAAATATGAGCCTATTGATATTGAAGATGTAGAAACAGAACCACTAGATGAATGGACTGTAAATAGAATGCAATATTATGCAGGAATTAAAAAATAAAAATATGAAAAAAGTTTTACCAATTGTTTTATTTGCTGTAATAGCAATATTAATCGGTAGTGTATTATTCGAAAAATGCAACAACAACGTTGAGCATAAAGCATTTTTATCTCAAATGGACAGTTTACATAAAGTAAACGATTCATTATATGGTCAAATCGCTAAAGACGATGCTGCAATTGATTCTTTAGATATAGTAGCTGTTGAGTTACAATATAAAGTAGATCATCAAAAAGCTAAAGTAATTAAGATTGTTGAAACAATTGAAATTGAAAAAAATAATGTTGATTCTTATACAGAACAAGAATTAATTAGTTCACTTAACAGACGTTACCCTAAAGATACAGTAACAAATCCATTACCAGTAGCACAACCAGTATTAGTTAGTGTTGCTAAGGATTTAGTAGAATTAGATGGTGCTAAACAAATTATTGTACTTAAAGATAGCTCTATCAACACATTAGAAGCAAAAGTAACTGTTAAAGATAGTGTTATTGGAAAATATGCTAATAAAGAACTCAACTACAAAAATATCATCCTGAATAAAGATAAAGAAATTACAGGATGGGAAGGACAATATCAAAAATTAGAATTACAATACAACAAGTTAAAAGTAAAATCTAAATTCCAACGCATAGGAAGCTATGTAATAATTGGTGGATTAGCTTACTTAATGTTAGTAAAATAATACCCCACGCCCCCACATAACTAGGCCTGTCCGCAAGGACGGGCCTTTTTTATATATTTATATACATGAGTCAAGCGAACATTAAGGAAATAATTAAACAGGAATACATTAAGTGTGCTACTGATCCTGTTCACTTCTTTAGAAAATATTGTTACATTACACATCCAATCAAAGGTAGAGTTTTGTTTCATCTATATCCATTCCAAGAGGATGTATTGAATGATTTTAGAAGTAACAGATTTTGTATTATCAATAAATCAAGACAGTTAGGTATCTCAACATTATCAGCTGGTTTTGCTTTATGGACAATGCTATTTAATAAGGATAAAACTGTGTTGTGTATTGCGACAAAGCAAGAAACAGCTAAAGGGATGGTGGATAAGGTACAATTTATGTACAATAACTTACCTTCTTGGCTAAGAGGTAACCAAAAGCCATTATCTGATAACAAATTATCATTAAAATTAGCTAATAACTCTCAAATCGTTGCTACATCAGCTGCATCAGATGCAGGTAGATCTTACGCCGTTTCGTTACTACTTATAGATGAGGCCGCGTTTATTGAAGGTATTGATAAAATCTATACGAGTATCAAACCAACAATTGCAACGGGTGGAGGAATTATTGCATTATCATCTCCTAATGGTGTAGGTAACTGGTTTCATAAAATGTATACTGAAGCCGAGATTGGAAGGAATGACTTTAAAGCAATTAAATTAAAATGGGATTTACACCCTGATAGAACTGGTGATTGGGAGTCTACAGAACGAGCAAATATGTCTCCAAGAGAATTTGCTCAAGAATATGACTGTGACTTCTTAGGATCTGGTAATTCAGTAATCGAACCCGATTTATTATCTTTTTATGAAGAAACTTTTATACAAGAGCCTGTTGAACGTCGTTTTATGGGTGGTGATTTTTGGATCTGGGCTTACCCTGATTATTCTAAGCAGTATTTGGTATGTGCCGACGTTGCTCGGGGGGATGGTTCGGATTATTCGGCATTTCATGTTATTGATGCTACGACGTGTGAGCAAGTTGCTGAATATAAATCACAAGTAGATACTAGAACCTATGGGAATATGCTAGTATCAGTTGCTACTGAATACAATAATGCATTGCTTGTAGTCGAGAATGCAAATATTGGGTGGGATGTAGTAAATACAATTATAGAAAAAGGATACCCTAAACTATATTATTCACCTCGTGCTTATGGTGAAATGCAAATAGATAAATGGCTAGATAAAATGGATAAGGAACAAACCGTCCCTGGATTCACTACATCAGCTAAAACAAGACCACTTGTTATCTCAAAGATGGAGTCGTATATTCGGGAGAAAGTATTCACCTTTCACTCAAAACGTCTATTAGAAGAATTGCGTGTGTTTATTTGGCAACACGGAAAAGCACAAGCGCAAAACGGATATAATGATGATTTGGTAATGGCGTTAGGAATGGGATTATTTACTCGTGACACTGCAATGAAATTCTACGAACAAGGAATAGATTTGAATAGAGCAATGGTCTCAAGTATCACTAGAACGGGATATGGCTATACAGGCCCTTCAATGCCTAGTGGTCAACAAAATCCATTTATGGTTGATAATGGTCATGGACAGTTCGAAGATATAACATGGGTGTTAGGTTAATAAATATTTATTGATACAATAAAACAAAATAATGGCAGAACAACAACCAGGTTTGTTTGGTAGGCTTACACGTTTATTCAGTACAGATGTCATCATCAGAAATGTTGGTGGTAATCAATTAAAAACAATAGACGTTGATAGAATCCAAGCCTACGGTAACGTAAAGACAAACGCATTAATAGATAGATTTACTAAGTTGCATAGATACGGAGCTAATATGCCGTATAACCCAACAATGAACTATCAAACATTGCGTATTCAGTTATATACTGACTACGAAGCAATGGATACAGAATCAATCATCGCATCTGCACTAGATATTATCGCTGATGAATCTACATTAAAGAATGAGGCTGGAGAAGTATTACAAATTAGAAGCGCTGACGAAAACGTTCAACGTATTCTTTATAATCTATTCTACGACGTATTAAACGTTGAGTTTAACTTATGGTTGTGGATTAGAAATATGTGTAAATATGGTGATTTTTATTTACATATGGAGGTAGCTGAAAAATTTGGTATCTACAATGTAACGCCACTTTCAGTTTACGATATGGTTCGTGAAGAAGGACAAGATCCTGAAAACCCATCTTACGTATGCTTCAGAATCGATCCAATGGTAATAGCCGCGGGTGGTATGAGCAGTCGTGTTAAAGATAGAGATGGTAAGATCAAATTTGAAAACTATGAAATAGCGCATTTTAGGCTATTAACTGACGCTAACTACTTACCTTATGGTAGAGCGTTTATTGAGCCTGCTCGTAAAACTTACAAACAGTATGTGCTGATGAAGGATGCAATGTTATTGCACCGCATCACACGCGCCCCGGAAAAACGCGTATTCACTGTGAACGTTGGTAATATCCCTCCTGCTGAAGTAGATAACTACATGCAGAAGATTATGCAAAAGATGAAAAAAACACCTATGTTTGATCATCAAACTGGCGATTACAACTTAAGATATAACCTACAAAATATGATGGAAGATTTTTATCTTCCGACTCGTGGTAACGATACAGCAACTAAGATTGATACAATTAAAGGTTTGGAATACAACGCAATTGATGACGTGAATTTCCTACGTGATGAAATGTTAGCTGCTCTTAAGGTGCCTAAAGCATTCTTCGGATTTGAAAAAGATTTACAAGGTAAAGCTACATTAGCTGCTGAAGATATTCGCTTCGCTCGTACAGTTGAACGTATTCAACGTATTATCTTATCTGAATTGTATA